GGTATTAACAGCAAAATCAAATAAAGAATTAGCAATTTTTTGATTATCAATATAGAAACATTTCAAAGGATACCAGTAATTTTTATTATAAAAATCTTTTACTAAATCTGTTAATTCTGATGTTTCTATTTGACAATAATTTTTATTTGATAAATAATCATCAATTATACTCCAGCCAGACCATGATGGGTGATATTTTCTAGATATTCCAGCATATGTCATACCTCCAATATCACCCTTAACAGTATGAACGATATATCCTCCTTCATTCATCATCATTTTTTCAAATGCTGGACCAATTACAGCCATTTTAGTTTACCTTTGATAAATCTTCTTTAAGCATAATTAGATTTGACATAGTCTGATTAAGAGCCTTTATATTCTTATCAGTAGTCTTAATACTTTCATCAATCTGTTCAAATGAAATAATATCCTTAATATCATCTAATCTTTCACCAGTTAGATTATCAAAATTCTTAATTGTCATGTCAAATGCATCTTCATTATCAGAATTTTTCTTAAATGTAATTGCGCCTTTGTCCTTTAAAATGTGGTAAATAATTGCTTCCATAAATAATCTCCTTTAAAATGTTAATAATAATATAATATATTATAAAATATTATAATTGTCAAAATTATTCTAAAGAAAATTCATCAATTATTATTTGAATATTATTTTGATTTTCTACTAATAGAGATCGTCTATTATCTAAACCTTCAATTTCTTTAATAACTTGGTCTCTCTCAGAAATTATCATTTTAATGTCTATTTCTTGTACTAAATTATCAAGTTGAATTCCAGTGTCAACACAATATCGTTTTTTAATTATTATTAATGTTAATCCATTCTTTGTTATAGTAATATCACCACTGTCTTTTAATTCTGAATAATTATCTAATTTCATCATATTCTCCTATTATTTGTTTTCTAAGGTTTCTAATCTTTTTATTAAACTTTGGTTCATTTCCCAAAGTTGTTTTATTTTATGTTGCATAGCAGGTATAGCCATTTCATAGTTAAGACCAAGAATTTCTCCATCATCATCAGTATATACTAATTCTGGTTTAATTTCAACAACTTCTTCAGCAATCCAGCCTTCTTCCCAAAGATTTTCATCCATTGGCTCATCTGTATAAGTTATTACTCTTTTATCTTCTATTGTTTCATCAATTCTTGATCTTCTTTGATAAACTTTAGTGTCTATATCTAATAACCAATCTGATTGAATATTATTAAAACTAGATATATTCATTTTATGTTTTATTGTTGATGAAAGACCACCTAATTCTCCATCAGATTGAATATAACAAGTTCTTGGTGAAACACTAACAGTATTTCCATAAACTTGTGGTAATTTAAATGCTCCACCTGAAGCCATACTAGCATCAATTGCTAAATTTAAATTATATCCAATTCTTAAATTATAATCTACATCTATGGCTGATGCATAAACATTATATCCTATACAAACATTTCCATTTCCTGTTGTTATATTATCACCAGCATAAGGTCCTAATAACGTATTATAATAACCTGAAATTAAACTACTTGCTGTGTTATAACCTAAACAAACATTATTATATCCTTCTGTAATATTATTACCTGCATTTGTACCAAGTAATGTATTATTATATCCAGATGATAAATCATATCCTGATTTAAAACCTAAACAAACATTTGATGATCCAGTTGCAATTCCAGATCCCATTGAATTATATCCAACAGCTGTTGTAAATGAAGCAGTTGTTGCATTTTGACCAGTTTCATATCCAATAAAGCAGCATGAATCTCCTGTTAAATTATTAGCTGCAAAATATCCAATTGCAGTTAATCCAAAACTCTCATATGCTTGACCACACGAAACACCAACTAATGTATTATCATTAGTTGTAGTTAATGATTCACCTGAACTATCACCTATACAAATATTTCTATCACCAGTTGTTAAACTATTACCTGATTCAGATCCTAAGCATATATTTTGATATCCATCTGTTAGTTCTAAACCAGCATTATTACCTATCAATAGATTATTATATCCAGATGATAATCTATATCCTGTTAATGATCCAATACAAATATTATTATCACCAGTTGCAATTCCAGATCCCATTGACTTATATCCAATAGATACTATATTTGCTGATGTAGTTATATTTTTACCAGCCTCATATCCAAGAAAACATGAATAAGTACCTATAAAATCTTCGGCTGATCTATTTCCTATAGCAATTAATGATCCACCAGTATATGACGAAGCAGCAGAATGTCCAATTATTGTATTATCACTACCGGATACTAATGATTCACCAGAAAAACTACCTAAACATAAATTTCTATTTCCAGTTGTTAAATCAAATGCTGAATCTATACCAATACATACATTTTCATATCCTTCTGTAATACTTGATCCAGATCTATATCCATGTAAAATATTACTATATCCAGATGTTAAATCATATCCAGAAAAACCACCGATACATGTATTACTATTACCAGTTACAATTCCAGATCCCATTGAAAAATAACCAATAGATATTGTATTATCTGCTGTTGTTGCATTTTTACCTGCATTATGTCCAATAAAACATGAATTTGATGATATATAATTTTCTGCTGCTGAACTACCAATAGCTATTACAGAACTTCCTAATAATGATAAACCAGAATTATCTCCAATTAATACATTATCATCACCAGAAATTAAAGAGCTTCCAGCAAAACTACCAAAACATAAATTTTTATCACCTGTTGTTATTAAAAGACCAGATGATGATCCCATACATATATTTTGATATCCTTCTGTAATATTATATCCAGATCTATATCCAAATAGTACATTACTATATCCAGATGTTAAATCGTATCCTGTTTGATATCCAACACATGTATTAGCTATTCCTGTTGTTACACCAATTCCCATTGAAGAATAACCAATAGCAGTATTTGCTATTGCTGTTGATACATTTCTACCTGTATTATATCCAATAAAACATCCATAATCACCTGTTAAATTTAATGCTGCTGAAAATCCTATTGCTGTTAATCCATCAGAATTAAAACTATAACCAGAGTTTGTACCAAGTAATGTATTATAATGTGATTCTGTTATTGAATTACCTGATAATAAACCTAAACAAACATTATTTATACCATGTGTAATATTATTACCAGAGTTTGTACCAATTAGTGTATTATCATATCCAGTTATTAAATCATATCCAGATCGATATCCAACACAAGTATTATTATCACCAGTTGCAATTCCAGATCCCATTGATTGAAATCCAATAGATGTTGAGTAATTAGCTGTTGTTGCATTTACTCCAGATTGATATCCAATAAAACAACCAGCAATTCCTGTTAAATTATTAGCAGAAGCATGACCAACACAAGTTAATCCAAATCCTAAAAATTGAGTTCCAGATGAATTACCAACACAAACATTTTGATATCCTTCTGTAATGCTAAGACCCGATTGATATCCAATTAATGTATTACTATATCCACCAACAATATCATATCCAGATCGATATCCAACACAAGTATTATTATCACCAGTTGCAATTCCAGATCCCATTGACTGCGATCCAATAGCAGTCGTTTTACTAGATGATACTGCATTTTTAGCAGCTTCTGCACCAAGTATACAACTAAAATTTCCAACAAATGAAGGTGATGCTGCATCAGTACCTAATGTTACATTTAAATTAGTACCATCAATTTTTAATCCATCAATTTGATATGATTTTGAAACAAATATAATATCATCATATAAATATTTACCGATAACTACATCAGTAACATCTGTAGAAGATGCACCAGCAACAGTTGATGATAGATATATAATATCATTTGGAGAGGCACTAGTTCCATAAAGATTGATTAATCCATTACAATAAACTGCTCCATTTGTAACATCTGCTATACCAGCAATATATGATGCTTCTGTACCATCTGCTATAGCCTTTGTAAATTCAGAATTAGTTGTATTATAATAAACTAAATTTCTATCAGCAACTGTACCCTCAAAGTCTGTTGTTAATATTACATTTTGTCCTATAAATTCATGAGATCCATCTATAAAAATTCCATTTTTTTCTAATTCATCTCTTAATTTTGCTGTTCTATTAACTAATTCTTGTGCTTGTCTATTTCCAGTACCACCAGCACCAGCAATAACATAATCAATTATTTCTAATTGATATATTCCTGTTTCCCATACACTTGATTCTGTTAAATCAGTCATTCATATTCTCCTAATTAAATTATATAGATGTATATGAAACAGTAATTGTCCATGTTCCACTTATATAAATATCATTTTCTTTAACTACCGCAGCTTTAACTTTTCTTGCAAATAATGTAGAATCTGCTGTGAATAATCCATATTCTCTAATAACATTTCCATTATATTCAGTAAGATCTATATCAAATTCACATTCAATAGACGTAGTTGTTGGAAATGTTATTCCTTCTAGAGACTTTTTAAATTCATTTGTTAAACCTGAATCAGTTGCATCTGTTTCAGTTCCATCTGTTCCAACTCCTATTTGACTTATATAATTATTAGCTCCACTATTTCCTAATAATAAACAAATTTTCTCTAATCCATTATTAACTACTCTATTTTTATCAATAAAATGCTCTTCTAAAAAGAACATTCCATCAATCATTTTAAAAGCATAAACTTCTAATATACCATTAACTTTTATTTTATCATTAGCTCCAGCCATTTAATCACCTATTTCTGTAGTAGTTGTTGCATTATATTGTATTGTTCCGTTATATTGATATTGCCCATTATATTGTGCGAATGTTGATACTTCTGCATAAAATTCATCTTCAACTTCAACTTTATCTTGTAAATCGAACGGAGCAATATTAAATACTGATTGAAAACCTGCTGGATGAACTTGTTCAATTAAATCTTGAACACGATCATAATTAATATCTACTTCAAATGTATATGTAAATAATGTACCTTCTGATTCAGAATAAACAATATTAAATTCGTCCACGTTTACATTTTCATCTGGATCATGAATAACTATATTAGTTAAAGATTTAAATAAACTTTCAAAGGATTTTTTATTTCCTTTAGTATTCATGATTAATTTACTTAATTCTAAAACTCTTCTTTTATTCTGATTTGTTAATTCATATCGATCAAGATTAACAACATCTTTAAAATAATTATTTAAATAATCATCAAGTAATTCATCATATATTGTATTTGTTTCACAGTTATCAGTTATATTTAAAATCTTATTAGAATAATTTTCATCTAAGAAACGTAAGTAAACTTTTATAAAATCAACATATTTTGGATATTGATCTATAAGATGTTTAGGTAATATAGTTTCAGTAATATATTCTAATTTTTTATTATAATCTGTAGTCATTTTGATCCGCTATACTAAATTTAGAGTAATATCATTAAATTTTAAATATGATTCTTTTTCTAAAGTTATATTTGTTTGATCAGTTAAATCAAATCCAATATCATATGTATCACCTTCAGATAATCCACCAAATGATGTATCTAAAACAATAAATCCTGTTGTATAATTAATACTACCAACAGTTCCTGAATTCCATTCTATATTTCCTGCACCATCATCTGATATTGCATTTCCATTTATTGTTCCAGATATACTACTTGTATCAACAGCACTATTTAATCTAATTACATTATAATCATCTGCTGAATGTCTAACTGTAACATTTGTTGTATATGTTATATATGTATAAACGACTGTTTGTAAATCATCAACAAATCCAATTAAATCAGATAAATAAAATGATTTATTATATCCTTCTAAAGTATCAAGATATACATTTGTTAAATCTTCAATATCTTCTGTAATACCTACTAATGATTGATAACTAACATTAACTGTTGGTGATATATTAAAAAATACAGGATGTAAGAATTTAAAAAATAGATTTATATATTTATAGATAGAAAGAAAATCTTCTATATCTGACCATTCACCACTACTTAAATAATCTAAATCAGATTTAAGCATAGAAAAATATACATAACCTAAATCCTTTGTTGATCCGGTTTCAATAATATGATCATCATCACCTGTATCAATATATTCTTTTTCTCCACCCCAAGCGATTGCTGAATCAAGAGTATCATAATCAGACCATCTTTTAATTAGATTATTATAATCACCTTCAGTAACTGCTCTGCCTTGAGTAGTATAAAATAATGGAGCTCTTGATTTAATACCTTCATTTTCTTCTTCATCTACTCCATTTGATAAAGAATCAGAAGTTGATATATCTAAATATTCAATATTTGTTGCATCTTCATCAGTAATTGTTATTGTTCCAGTTGTACCATTATATGTAATACCATTAGTATATACATATTCAATTCTTATTCTATCTCCATCAGGTGGTACTGTAAAGAGTTGACCATCATCAAATTTTACTGTAAAATCTTCAAAATATTCTATATAATAACAATCTTCTTCAAATTCAAAATCATCATTATTAACAGATTTCCATGGAGTTGTACTTTCTATCCAACCACCAGAGCCATCAGATGCATCAACATATACATCAAAATAATCATTATCAACATTAGATGTATTTGATAAAGTAAAACGCTGAAAAGAAGTTCCATCAGAAGTAAATGTTTCTGTAGTTGGTATTCCTTCATATAAATCTACAACATATACACTACCATCAGATATTGTTATATCTTCAATATTAGTTAGTAGTAATGATCCCATATTCCATGTTGAATATTTTGGAATTATAATTGTATATGTATCATTTCTTTGAAGTGATACTGAAATATATGGAGAAGATTTTCTTGATGGTAAATAACTTAGCATATGAGATAATTTCTTGATATTAGAATCAATCTCAGCATTTTGTAATGTTAAATCATTTACAGATTGGTTAAGATAAAAAGCATGAGTTTGTGTATTATATGATAAAACATCTAATAAACCAGAAGCAGCAGAACCTTCAAAATTATAGTCGGTAAATTCTGTTGAACTTTCAAAAAACTCCTTTAAATTAGCCTTAATATCTTCAAAATCTAAATCATAATATTGTGTTGTCATAAATTATCCTACTTAATAATTCCTAAATTAATTAAAATACTATCTTCTGTATTTAGACTTTTTATTTTATATTTGATTAATATATCAAATGATTGTTTAATTGTATTTGGTTCAGCAGTAATTTCTATAATATCAACTCGTTTTTCCCAATTTGTTAATGCAATTTCAATTTCATCTGCAATCTGTAAAGCAGTTAAACCATTTACTTTTTCACCAAGTAAATTTCTAATTTTACACCCAAATTTAGGGTTTTGATATATAGTTTTTTCTGAAATTAATGTTAATATAATATTATTGATTGACTGCTTAATTGATTCTTCATCAACTAAAACTAATAATTCACCATTATCATCCATTTCAAATAAAAAATCGAAATCTTTATATGTTATATCATTTGCCATATTATATATATTTACTTTTTAATTATTTAATAGTGCTACTTACTAGTGTAACTGAACCAGCTAAAGAATCTGTTGCAACTAAAGTATTTAACTCTGCTGTATTTATTGCGTCATAAATAATAGTTGCTAAAGCATCAGCATAAGTTGATTTTACACTACCTTCTGCTGTTCCATTCATAGTATCTACCATTGTTTCTAATGCTGATTTTATATCTGCTTGAACTACAGCCATTTTATACTCCTTTAATATAATGTAGCATCTACTTTTGTTTGAACTGCTGCTAATGCAGTTTGACTTGCACCATCAACAGCTTGATTAGTAGGTCCACCAAATGTTGTTATTGCTTTTGTTTGTGTTATTAAATCGGTTAATAGATCATAAATACTATATGATCCATTTTTAATATTTAACTTTCCACCTGTTGAGTTTATAATTATATTCCCACCTGCATTTTCTGTTGAAACACCAGTAATATCTGTTGTTTTGGTTCCACCAACTTTAGTTTTTTGATCAGTAACTATTTCAACATTTTCGCTACCTTCAATTCTAACATTTTTATTACCTTGAATATATGTATTATCATCTGAGATAGTAATTTTATATTTCTTAGATTTTATATTTTCAACTTTAGATCCATCAGTATGATATTCATCAAATGTTCCTGATTTATGATAAATATGAATTCTTTCTGCTCCAGTAGTATCATCTATTTCAATAAAATGACCACTAGCAGTTTCAATAACTCTATTTTGAGGATAAACAGTATCATATGGTGTTATTGGTTCACTAAATTCTGTACCATTACAATCAACATCTTCTTCAACATTATCAATCTTATCTTGAATTATTGTTTCATCAATATGTTCATTTCTAGCTAATCTTGATATTTGTGACTCACCAACAAGATCACTTATGGGATTAGTCCCAGATGGATCTGAGAATCCCTCTGTAAAATCTGGTAAACTTTCTAAAAATTTAGGTATGGTACCAAATAAAATTGGATATTGTTCATCCACGTCCATATATGAGCATATACACACAGATCCAATAGCTGGTACAGCAAAATCGCATTGTCCTGAAATATTAGAAGATGTTATTGATGATATAGTATTTGCCCATGGTAAATCAGTCACAGCTAGATAATTATTTTTAGAATCATCACTTCTATTTTCAGTATGTTTACCTATAATTCGTACTTGGACTTTTCCTGTTTTATCAGGATCAATATTATTTTCTACTATACAATAATCTAATTTCATAAATATTTCCTACTTCCACTATACGTTTATTAAAGAAGATATTGAATCTAATTTATCACTTGAAAATGCAGCATTTTTAGATAATAAAACATTTTGTTCATATCTATTACTTTGTAGAAATGTATGTCTAATATTATTAATTAACCATTTTCCATCAAAAGATTCATTAACATTATTTTCATTATCTAAATTTGGAAAAGAAAATTCAACTAATTTTCCGCATTTTCTAATAAAATCTCCATTAATACGAATAACAACATTATATTGATTTAATAATTTAATTTGGGTTAATTTAGTAGATATTAAATCATGGTCTAAATAATTATCTGATACTTTATTTAAAGAACTAGATAAAGATGAGTCAAAAAAACTATTTTTTCCTAATGATGTTATTTCATTTTCTAAATCAGATAAAATATTTTCAGTTTTAGTATATTCATAATTTGAATCATCATAATTAAAAAATGTTGATCCAAAAAATCCAGTTTTAAATAGAGTTAAAATATCAAAATAAGCATTAAATTTAAATTCAATTATATTATTTATTTTTGCAAATGCTTCTGTTGAACGTTCATATGTTAATTCTTGAACTTCAGTTTCATTTAAAAGCTCAGATAATGGTTTAAAATTGAATCCATCAAAATCTTCAAAGAATATATAATCTGAATAAGTTGATGTTTTTGAATTATTAGAAATAAACTCTATTATTCTTGGTATTGTCCAAAAATTAGTATTAAAAGAAAATGTTTCTGAACAAGTAGTTGAAGTTAATTCTTTATCTGATTCTAATGTATTTTCTAATAACCATGCAATAGTATTTTCATTATTATCATTAAATTTTCTACTTAAACAAGTATTAGCTAATAAAAGTTCTGAAGAACAAATATACATAATGAACATTTTATTCTTTTGTAAATTCTTCTGAACTTCAACATCTTTATCTATTTTATATATTTTAAAATTTAATGTTATTGGATCATCAAATTGAGTTGTTATAATATCAATCTCAATATCTTCATTACCAGTTATTGGTACATTAGTTATTAAATCAAATGTATCTAGAATAGTGATTTTTCCATTTAAGAAATTATTAAAAATAGATTCATAAATATTAACTTCTAGAAATAACTTTGACAAATCAATAACTTGACCAGTATTACTAGTCATTTTTAAAGAAAAATTTTCTACTGTTGATAATATTTCAGGCATATTATGTTTGTCTCACAATATCTTTAAGAATCTTTTGTATAAATTCAGGTTTAATTATTCTTATTACTCTTTTGTCATCATTATCATCAGTTAATAAATCATAATTTGTAATGTATTCACTTTCATTTAAAACACTTGATATAGATGAAATTGTAGTTATTTCAGATACAAAAGTTGATCTATAATCAACACCATTTCCTGAAACAAATCCGCCTACATTCATATCAACTACAACATCATTACCAATAATACTTGAAATTGTAGCTTTTCCTGAATTTCCTTCAACTCCATCACCACTTATAAATCCACCAACTGTAAAATTACTAGCATCAACTAATGATAATGTTATAGTTGTGCTTAAATCTTGTGCTATTTTTTGAATAGTATCTTCATTTAATGGCATTTCAAATATAACATCACGAAATCCATTTAACATTGCTATTAGCCACCATATAGATGCATCTTTATATAAATCATAGCATATAGATTCTAATGATTCACCATCTTGAATTCTATATGTTGATAAATATTTTGTATCTATTTCAGTAGCAAAATAATACTTCCAATTTAAATTTCTTCCTAATATTCCATTGCTATATGTATATGCTGGTAATAAATTAAAATATTTCATATTTTTCTATAAGTAATCGTTTTTAGATATATGGTCTAATTCTTTAAATGTGAGATCTAAATCTATTTTTGGTGGAGCACCATCATTAAATGAAATTTTTGTATCAGTAAAATAATTATCAGATAAATTTGTTAATACACAATCTTTTATTTTAATAACACTTTTATCTTGAGGGAAAACAATCATTATATTCCAAAAATTTGGATATAAAACTTGCCAACCTGAATAAACTGGTAATGAATTTCTCTTAAATGCCTTAACTATTTCAGCAAGAACTAATGATTCTTCTGAGCTTTTAGGTATTAGTTCATATGTAAAAGTAAATTGTCTAAGATTTACACCATCATATACTAAACTAGCAAAGTCATTTTGAGCAACTCCAGCTTCAAATGCTGCTCTTGATACAAATGATCCACCTAAATCTTTAAGTTTTTGAGCTAATATTGATTTAGCACCTTCTAATAGATTTTCTGTTCTTCCAATGTCAGTTTCATTCCATCTAGATGAAATTACATTACCGATTCCATTAATAGATAATGGAAGTCTAATACTTTCTGTATTTTCTTTTACTGTTTCTGATGTTATATCCTTTTTGCCTTTTGTTGACCATTCAAATGCTGAAAATAAAATATATGGTTGTGAATCTTCATCAAATGCTTTAGGAAATTCAAAATCTGCTGACATATTTTTATACCTTTATAGTATTTTAATTATTTACTTTTTTAAAATTTTTGACAACTTTATTATATAGAAATGGGTCTTATTTTATAAAAAAATAAGACCCAATATTAATGACTTCTGGATCATATGATCCAGAAGAATAGTGAGGTTAATTAGTACTACTAGGAAGGAAGATTTGCAACTGAGATTGCCTTGTAGTAATTTTCTGCGCCGAAAACATTATCAGTAAGAGCATAACGAGTACTGAAGAATGTTCTTGGTTGATTATCCTCTTCACCGTAACCCTTACGAACTTGAAGTGGAATATATGGAGAGTAGAAAACACCAGCATCTATCTCTGTAGGACCTTTATAACCAAGATAAATTGTATCATCTGTAGCATAGAGATCAACAAAAACTTTCATACCCATTGCTGTACCAGCATAAACGGTTTGAACAGGATCAACTCCATTTGTATCAAGCTTGCCAGAAGATTCAAATACTGAAAGAACAGCAGGAGAAACAATCATGAATGTTGCTTGACCACGCTTATTAGCAACAGCAACTTGACGTTTTACTCTTGAAGTCATAGTCATTAGATTCTGGTATTTCTCAAGTTCCCAACGACCATCAGCAGAAGTATAATTATAAACTGTAGTAGAACCGATATTTGCGATTAGATAATTAATCATTTCACGATTCATTTCCATTATAATTTCATCAGAAGCAATAGTACTTAGAAGTGCTTCAGCATTCATATTATGGATTGCTTGTAGATCTTCCTCTAGTTCATTAGTCCATTTTGCTTTTAGCTTTCTAGTCTTAGCAGTTGCAGTTGCAGTTTCAATCTCAAAACCAACTTCTTTCATGTCGGTTGAAAGAGCTTCACCAGTTGCAGTAGCATAAGTACCAGTATAAGTTGGCATTATGACAGCAAAAAGAGCCTCATTCTCATAAACAGCTGAAATAGTTGTTACGCTTGAAGAGAATGGTTCAGCATCATCAACACCACCAGTTGCAACGAATGTTCCAGATACTACTTCAACAAGAACATTATTTCCATCTTTATGTCTAACAACGCCAACACCATCATTACCGGCTACAATAGCTGCGCCATCACCAGTGATATCTCCACCAACTGTGAAAGTTGAAGCATCAGCAAGAGTTAGAATAACAGAAGTTGCTCTAGTAAGAGGATTAACAGAGTCATTCTGGAATACTGCTCTTAGAGCAAAGATAAGACCACTTGGACCGCTTAGAGGTTGAGTACCAAAAATTTGAGGACCAATCATTGCAGGCATAACACGTCTTAACATTGGAATTAGAATTGGGCTATAATTACCAATGTTTCCTGCTACTGTTGCTTCATCAAGACTCTCATCCTTAGCTGAGCTAAACTTTTCAATATTCTCAAAAAGCTGAGCATTCATTGCATAATCCTTTTCTTGAATCTTAGGACACGCAGAGACAAAGTCACTCCATTTTCCTTTACCTTCCATAAGTGGCATCCACTTATCGATTATTGCTTTATCTACCTTAATCATTTATTTTCTCCTTATTAGAGTTTAAATTTAAATTTATTTTTATTAATATATATTTATTTCATTAGAAATTTGGTAAGTATTTATCAATTTCATTTTCTTCAATTTCATCACTTTCAAGAAGATCATCACCAGAAAGATCCTTATCTGGATCCTTATTAAGATCTTCTTCTAAAGACTCATCACTTTTAACAACTGCAATATTTTCTGATAAAATTGTGACTTTCTTTCCAAAATCTTCTATTGAATCAAACTTATCATTTTTAATAAGTTCCATAACCTTTTCGGTATCACTATCAGTTAAACTTTCAGTTAGTTCTTTAAATTTCATAGCCTTTTCATACTCAAATACTTGCTTAGTTGAATCAAGATTAATATTAAGTGATTCATTAAGATCAGTCTTAAGTGTACTTATTTGACCAGTAAGATCTTTAATTACATCAACATCAGACTCAGGAATATCAATATAACATTCCTTTAAAAGCTCAGTTACACCACTCATAATCTTATCAGCAGTATCAGCCTTAATATTTTCAGTAATAACACCTTCATTTTCAATTAGAAAATCTGTTACAGTTAGACCAACATAATCATTTAGCTTTTCAACTAACTCTTCTTTGAACTCAGTTAGATCAGCTTGGCATTTCTCTTCTAGTTCTTTATTCTTTGCTTCAGTAAGAGCTTCAACTTTCTCATTAGCCTTAGCTTCAACTAAAGTTTCAAACATCACTTCAATTTCATTTCCAACATCTTCAGTTAGAACCTCTTTAAAGTGTTTTTCTAAAATATCTTTTATCTTCATGATAAATTTACTCCTATTTTAATGGTTTATTTATATATTTTAATTATTTACTTTATTTTATTTTAAATTTTGAAAATAATCTTTAAAAATGTCTAAAAATGCATTATTTAATTGACATTTAGGTGTTTTATTGATAATATTATGATATTCGTCAATATTTTCACTAAGATCCTTTCCAACTAAAACACCATTTTCATATATCCATTCATGATTTTCCATAATAGCAGTCATAAATGCATCAGGTGCAGAAGGTTCATGCTCAATATCACCAAGAGAAACAATCCTTAATCCTTGAACAACACTAACGCCATTTGACATTTTAGTTGCACCAAATGCTCTAGATGATATTCCAAATCCAATTTTTGCATCAATTAAATTTTTAAGAATTTTACCTTTTGGAAATTCTGTTAAAACTTCAGCTTTAGTTATAAAA